GGACGTGCTCTCGGTTTCGCCAACATCGGCTTGATAGATGGCATTGCCTCTGCTGATGAGATGAGAAAAGTTAGTGGTCGAAAAAGTTACGATGCTCAAAATGCTAAAGACAAGGAAGATGGTGTAGACCCATTAGAAGGTAGTGATGTAGATATATTTTAAATTTATGATTAAAAACTTCAGTATTTTCAAAAACAAGCCAAACGATAATGAGAAGTTCCCTACTCACAGTATTTCCGCTAAAATAGGAGAGGAGTATGTGAACATCGGGGCGTGCTGGACGAAAGAAGGCAAAGGGGGCAAATTCCTTTCCTGTAAGCTCCAAGATGTCTATGTTGACCACACAGATCGCACGAAGTCTAAGAAAGGGTTTGCGATCGCAGATGAGAAACTTATAACCAAGGCGGTAGTAGGCTCTGAGAGGGCTGAAAATGCCCCAGATGACGTTATTTAACCCATGAAGCTACAAGATCTCATCATGGCAGTAAAAGAGAAGAATTTATCCAAGGATCAGCTTGAGAATTACAGAGATGAAATGAGCCATGTTTATGCGGAAATGCAGATGGAGTTGGCAGAAGTAGAGAAAGAAAAAGCACTTAGATTTGAAGCGATGAAAATTGCCACCCCCCATGACTCGGACATTTCCTTAAAAAGAAACTGGCAAGCTAGTCAAAAAGGACTTCGAGAAATTGAGCTAAAGCGCTATTGTTTGGCAACTAAAGAATTACTTAATAGCTTAAAGAGTAGATTATACTCAATATATTAAATGGAAAAAATACCAAGATTTGTGCCAGATACTTGTAAGAATTGTAAGGGACATGGAAACTTCATGCTCGACTGCGATTTTACCGACAAAGACGATCAAGATTTATTAGTTACTGTGTTGGGTAATTACATAGATGAAAGAAAGTCTTAAAAACCGCATAGTAAAGTATCTAGCAAAAAGAGACTACTTCGTAGCTTCTGGTGATCTTCAAAGACTGGCGCAAGATAATGGATATTATTCACCACAAAACACTGGTAGGAGGCTTAGAGAATTAGCCGAAGAAGGAAAGTTAAAGGTCGAGTATAGGAAAGGAAATCACGCTTACTACAAGATAATTTAACCATAATAAAGAAATATTGAAGACATCAAAGGAAAACTAGATTTTAGGCACAATATTGCAAACTCGCTGTTTTTGGGATTGTGTCGTGCATTCCCTAAGACGGCATTTATCGGTAATGCGAAATTTAATGTTTCCATGATTAAAGAGGAATTGAAGCATGATGGGTTTATATTCAACGATGAAGGGAAGCTCGCCTTGGTCGAGAAAAAAGACGAGAAAGGTGGCATTATAATGTATAGAAATGAATTTAATAATACGGGGGATTTATTAGTTAATAAAGACAATAAGTAAGGAGGAACGTGTGTCTCTTTCCTAGCAGTCTACGGTAGTGATAAAGGGAGTTAATAAAATTTCTTCCTCGCCTAAGTAATCATAAAGCCATAGACGTAGGAAAGGGGCACATGTTTCAAAGAGAGACATTAAGATAAGGTAAAAAGGAAATGAGAAAAATCACTAAAGAAAATTTAAAAGATATAGAACTATATTACCATCCTAAACAAAAGAATGGTTACATAAAAGGTTATGATTTATACCAGCACCTTCAAACCAAAGGACTACTGGAAGATTGTCTTACCTTAGAAAATCTAAAAGAAATACAAGAGCTTGGTTTAAAAGAATTTAACAAGTATTTTAAAGATAAATATGTTTTCGGGTGGAAGTCTGTCGTCCAGTACGACTACCGGTACCTGGAGGTGCCTTATCTCATCGAGCACGCTGGCAAGGTGGTCCTGCTCTGGTACTGGCTCGTCAACGACTGGGACGCGGGCAATCCTGCGCTCCGCTTCCGCAAGCCCTCTAAACTTGGTAACTCTGAACTCTCTGACCCTTTGTCCTTAGAAACTTTGACCTTTCGATTAGAGAAGTTAGAAGATTGGGCGAGAAAATTACAAGCTTAATAGAAAATTAAAAGATGCCAAAGAATAAACTCTATATCCAACCTTTGCCTAACCCCACCAAGATGAGTTTGTGCGCTAAATGTGGGGTGAATTTAAGAGGGATATACTGGATTCAGCGTGGAAATTATTTGTACTGTAAGAAGCACGATCCAATTAAGTGAAAATAGCATTATTTATAATCATCATAGTCGTATGGGCGGGTTTCATTAAAAATTTGGCGTTCTTTGAAAGAATAGATGATGGTATAATGAGATGGGATCACATAGCGTTTTATGGAGGGGTGTTCTTTGCTTCGTATTTGCTCTTTAACTGGTTTTGGGCTATGATAGTAACAGTAATTTTTATGAGCACTAATTTTAATTAAAATAAATCTCAACATAGACTACAAAATAAGGGAAATTGTCCATTTGCAACAGAGAAATATGTTTGACAATAATTATAAATTAACTTAAAATATATATATATGAATTTGAATCTCAATTTAGATTACAAGCGCAGAGAAGAAGATGAAAAGAAAACCTCTAACGTGGCGCTCTCGATTGACTATATAACCTACGCAATAAGTTCTCATTATAAGGAAGGCGTGGAAGGGCAACTAAAGAGAGTCATAGGGCGACTTCAAAGAAAACTAGACGAGGCAGAAGAAACTTTGGAACTAGAGCAAGCAGAGATCGATATAATTAAGAAGGCTTTTGAGAAAGTAACAGTTCCAACTGCGCTAGTAAAATACTGGGTAATCTTAGAAGATGAAATTGACTTATTGAAATGATAAAAGGTATAACATTCGGTGCTTTCGATTTACCTCATGCGGGGCATTGTTTAATGTTAGAAGAAGCAAAAAAACAGTGTGATTGGCTTATCGTAGGACTACAAAATGACCCTAGTGAAACCCCCGAAGAGTATCGAGGTAAAAAGAAAAACAAACCCATTCAAAGGTTAAATGAGAGGTATATCCAACTCAAGGCAAATAGATATGTTGATGAAATAGTAACCTACGATACCGAAGAAGATTTATATAAATTGCTTTTAGAAGTAAAACCCGACATTCGTATTATTGGGGCGGATTGGCAGGGAAAAAAGTTTACAGGGTTTGACTTGCCAATCAAAGTTTATTTTAATAATAGGGATCATTCATATTCCACGACTGAACTTCATGAGAGAATAAAAAATGCAAAATAAAAAAAGGATACTTTTGACGGGGATTTCGGGTTTCGTTGGCTCTCATGTGATGTCTCATTTTTTAAAGAACACTAACCATGAAATTATTGGTATTGCAAGTTGGTCTCACAAAGGAGTTCCGATAAGGGTAGCTGAGGATGAAAATTTTATAAAATATCGAGATAGAGTAACAATAATCACTCACGACCTAGAAGCTCCCATTACCCCTGATTTAATAGAAAGGATTGGTAAGGTAGACATAATTCTAAACCTAGCTTCAGATTCTCATGTTGATAGAAGCATTACTGATCCTGATGCTTTTATTTTAAATAATGTAAAAGTGGTGCTTAATATGCTCAAGTTTACTCGTGAAGTAAAGCCAGAACTATTTTTACAGTTTTCAACTGATGAGTGTTATGGAACTGCTGAAGACGGTGTTGCTTATAAAGAAGGAGATAGACATAACTCTGGTAATCCGTATTCAGCTAGTAAAGATGCTCAAGAAGCCATTTGTCGAGCTTATGCTAATACTTATGGCCTGAGAATCAACATCACCAATTCGATGAATATAATTGGTGAACGGCAACATCCTGAAAAGTTTGTACCAATTTGCATACGCAAAATTTTAAATGATGAAGTGATACAGATACACGCCAATGAGGATTTAACCAAATCAGGGACTAGGCATTACCTTCACGCACGAAACATAGCTCAAGCACTAGAATTTATAATTTCAAATACAAATGAGAATTTAGACAAAATCGATGCTTCACTTGGTTGCTGGAATATTGTCGGAGATATGGAGATTGCAAATGATGATTTTGCACGAATGATAGGTAGGTTAATGGGGAAAGAAGCTAAGGTAGAGTTAATTAGCTTCCATTCTTCTAGGCCTGGTCATGACCTTGCCTATCGCCTAGATGGCAGTAAATTAAAAAATGCGGGGTTTACTTACCCAATAGATTTTGAAGAAAGTTTATTAAAAACAATAAACTGGACACTTCGCCCAGAAAACAAACATTGGCTATGAGTAATATTGCGGTGGTAGTTCCGACTATAAGAAAAGATGCAATGCCAACTTTTATGAAGGCATGGCAACCCGTATTCGATAAACATAACGTAGAATTTATTTTAGTAATTGACGGAGAAAATCAGAGATTAATCCATACCCCTGCTAGTGTTCATGCTGAAGTGATTTTAGAGAACGTAGAAAAAACAAAGGAAGAACTTGACCCAACTGATTTAGTTTCAAAATTTTGTGCAGGTTGTAGACAACTAGGATTTTTATACATAGCGAAACACTTGCCTGCTGTGGAGTATATTTTTACTACCGATGATGATTGTTTTCCAATAGGCGACCCTATTCAAGACCACATAGATCAACTTAAGCGTAAAGTGCCTATCTCTTGGCTTTCTACTTCGACTAATGCTTATATGAGGGGTTTTCCTTATGGAGTGCGAGACGAAGCACCAGTGATGCTTTCTCATGGAGTGTGGGAGTCTGTGCCTGATTATGATGCACCTACACAACTTTTAATCTCAAAAGAGTTTAAGCCTGACTACTACAGAGGCATCTTACCAAAAGGAATCTATGCTCCAATTTGCGGAATGAACGTTATGTTTAGAAGAGAAGCTTTGCCCTATATTTACTTTGCACCGGTGGGACAGTTCAAGGGGGCAGAAAGATGGGATGACATTTTCATGGGGGTTATGGTAATTAAAAAGTTTGCAGAGCTAAATTGGGGAATCGTATCTGGTTTTGCCAGAGTTAATCATTTAAGAGCAAGCAATGTGTTCACTTCTCTAGCCAAGGAAGCGGTCGGCATTCTTCATGGAGAGGAATTTTACAAAGACCCAGAGAACTACAAAGGACATCCGTGGTTTGATGAGTTTAGAGGGAAAACTAAGGCTTGGTTTGAATTAACAAATGGTAGTCTATAACTTGAATCATTTAACGCAATCAGATGACCAGAATATCCCTGGGCCTATTCAAGATGATGAAGCGTTACTATTCTTTGCTTTGGTAAGGGTAACTCGTATTAAAAGAATTGTAGAATTTGGAGGTGTTTGGGGGTATGGTGCTAAAAACTTCTGTGAAGCGATAGGCAATATTGGCACAGTTTATACTGTGGACTGGGGAGTTGAAGGAGTAACTCCAAAGCAAGCTGAAAATCATATCATCATTACCAAGAACGTAGCAGATGTAACTCCCGAAGACTTTGGAAACGAACCGATTGACCTTTTGTTCTTTGATTGCCACGCATATGAGGCTTCCCTGTGTGCATTTCAGAATCTTAAGAGAGCAGGAATCATAACTGATAGAACTATCTTTGCTTTCCACGATACTAATCTTTTACCAACTGAAGATGCTTTAGGTTATCCCAACATATCCTACGAGGTCGAAGGAGGCTGGGTATTCTGTCCACCAGAACGGCAATTAGTAAACGACTTTAAAGAGATGGGATATGATATACTTAATCTAGGAACAACTAAAGATGTTCATGGGCTACACTTACCTTATCGTTGTGGTCTCTCCATAGCTCGCAAGTTCACTCCATTGGAATTGAAGTACGGTGCAACAGCTCCTTGGATGAAGCCACAAGACAAAGAGAGTGCTAAATTTATTAAGGCAGGAGATTTTGATTACAAAAGAAAATGAGAGACTGGATTTTAAAAATCATTAGGAAATGGGTAAGTGAGGCAATAAATCATGACGCTATTATCCTTGGTTCGGTCATTAGGGGGTTAAAGAAGGATATAACTTGTTTAAAAGGGTTTCATGATTGGAGTGATTGGAGTTCAATGAGCTGCGGCAATTGTGCTGAAATGGAAAGGATGAAACAAAAAAGTGAAAGATTATATAGTTACCGCCATTGCTGGAATTGCCATATTGAAATGCCAGAATCAAGATTATTCAATGATGGAGAAAAACAAACTAACGCAAAAGAATATGTCAATAAAATATAAAGGCAAAGAATTTAAAGTTTGTGTGGTAACTCCATCTGGTAGGGAGAAGTATTTAAAGATATTTAAGAAGCACATTTACCGCAAAATGACGGAAGGCTTAGTCGACCACTGGCAACTCTGGCAAAATACGACTAACTTTAGCGACATTGCCTATCTTGAAAGCATGGAGAGAGAACATCCACAAGTAAAGATTTATAGAATAGGCGAACCCATCCAAACAGGTGTATATAAACCACCTGGGGTAGAACAAGCAATAAACTTAGGAAATATGTATAGCTACAATGCTTTGCAGACTCACCTATTCTTTGCCAATACTCACGATGATGACACAATTTACATAAGGTTTGATGACGATATAGTGTGGGCGGCTGATGACGCAATAGAGAAAATCTGCAAAGCACGAATAGACAATCCTGATGCTTTTGTGATTTACCCCAACATAATAAACAGCACGATTTGGACTTCGTGGCATCAAGAGAACGGAGCTTTAAGTGTAGAAGCAGGCAAGGTCAAAAGATACAACAAGGCTGAACCAGACTATGCGTACCTAGACCCGTTTAACTACACTGATGGCAGACTAATCGACCATATTCACAACACATTTAAAAAGCGTTATCAAGAAGGAAGCCTAAATGCCTACTACAACCCAAGTAAACTCCTTGATGAGTACCAGCGATTCTCTATTTGCTGTATTGCTTGGTGGGGCAAAGACAAAGTAAGTCCTGGGTATATCGAAGAACCACAACTTGCGTACCAAATTGCCGAAGAATTAAAGCGACCTAACTTCCTATGCGGAGATAGTTTATTTGTTCACTACGCCTACCATACCCAGAGACCCTATTTGGAAGCTACAGGTGATGTTCACCTCAAGTTCTACGAAGCAATAACATATTAACTATGCTATAATAACCTTATGCCAACAGGACACTACAAAAGAACTGAATATCACAATGCTATCTCAAGGAAGAATGGATTTCAAAAAGGAAGCACAGTAAATCTGGGTAGAAAAATGAAACCAAGTCAAGGTTTTCAGAAGGGTCATCTAAGTTATCTAACAGAAGAAAGCAGAAAGAAACTTGCTATTAGCAGTTCAAGAATTTGGAAAGGTAAAAAACGTCCAGAGTTGTCTGGGGAAAATGCTTATCAATGGAAAGGGGGATTACCAAAATGTTTAAAATGTGGGAAGTCTTTAACAAGCTATACTGCAAAGACTTGTAGAGAGCATATAGATTTTAAAAAAGAAAATAATCCTAATTGGATAAAAGATAGAACAAAATTAAGTGGCGAAGGACGCAAAAGCACTACTAGTATTTACTGGATAAGGGCTGTTAAGAAAAGAGATAAGAAATGCAGGATTGATAACAAAGATTGTAAAGGTGGACTAGAAGCACATCATATTTTAACTTGGCGAGAATATCCAGAATTAAGATACGACATCAATAATGGTATAACCCTGTGCCATTTCCACCACCCACGAGAATATAATGAGGAAAAAAGATTGTCGCCATACTTTAAAAAGCTAGTTGAAGAAACGAGATGAAAAAGATAATTTGTTGGTTATTTGGACATGAGGTTGGAAATATATCACGACCTCCCGACTTCTTCATTAAAGACTTAATTTCAACTTGTAGTCGTTGTGGGTATAAAGAAAATTTAGTTCATAAGTTAATAAAATATAGATATTGGTAAAATGAAACTAGAAGAAAACAAAGATTTTGATTACAACAAGAAGCTAGAACTGACTACTAAAGCCCACTATACTGCGGTAATAGAAGAAGACGAGTACAAAGTTAAGGAGCTTGCTGATTACGACAAGGATATAAATTATATTGTAGACTTAGGGGCAAATGTAGGCACAGCTTCCTGGCAGTTTAACCACTACTTCCCTAACGCTAAAATTCTAGTTTGTGAGCCAGAGCCAGAATTACTAGAATATGCTAGAAGGAATACAGGCAATAAACTTACTTATATCCAAGAAGCGATAATCGGAGATGATCGAAAAGAAGTAACATTTAACATTTGTAAATGGGAGGGGAATGGCCATGTAGACGGAAACTTTAGGTGGGATTTGTTTGAAAAAATGGGTTCAGAAAAGGTCGGTCAAATCCAAGTACCAGCTTCAACACTTAAAGAGATAATAGACAGATACGAATTTCCGCAAATAGATTTACTAAAGTGCGACACTGAAGGAATGGAAGGGCAAATACTCACAAAGTTTAAACCCTACATGAACCTAGTCAAACACTTTAGAGGTGAATGGCACGGAGACATTGATCGAGAGATTATGCGAGAAGCTCTAAAGGACACACACGATATATACATTAACCAGAGACTTAAAAGTCATGGAGATGTGTTCGCTACTAGAAAAGATGTAGCGGAAAGTCTTAAACGAGTAGAAGAAAAGAATGGATTTAAAATTACAAAAAGAGTAGGGTTGCCAGACAAAGTTTTTTACGAATAAAGTGTTATAATGAAAATATGCCCTACGGAGGATACATCCACAATAAAAGACCTAATTTAAGGACAAAGACAGTATGACTAAAGATACCATGAGAGGAATAGTTATAACCACCAGTGAGTTCACAAAGGATTTCTTAAAACCTTGCCTTGATTCATTGAAAGGAACGCCATATAATATAATTGTAGTTTCAAATGGAGGGTATATTCCTGAGATAGAATTTCCTGTATGGGAAACCAAAAGTCTGAGAGCAACTGTTTTAGTAGTAAATAGTTGGAATGGCTGGGAGATAGGAGGCCTACAGAGAGGAAAGGAAACCTTTAGCGAGTTTGTTCACCTAATGGACACCACATTGATAAAGGACATTTCGTTATTCGATAAAGCGTTTGCAATAGAAGGAAATGTAGTATTCACTAAAGGCAACTTCCATTACATGGGTAAGTTTGTAACGGGGGAGCTACCAAATCTACCCAGAGTACACGATAAAGCAACAGCAATAATGTTAGAAGTGAAATGGCTAGATGGATTTAAGTATACAGAGTTTACTCCTGATTTGCCAGTACATTCACTTATTTGGGAGGAGATACACGGACAGAAGAGGATGAGACTTGAAAACAAATATATGATAAAATGGAAAGGAACAAGCTGGGTATCCCCGGAACAATACAAAGAGTTGGAGGAAGAAACTAGGAAGAAAAATTTACCAGATTTATGATAGGAGGCTTACTGGTATTAGTGGTTTACTGTTTATTATTGTGGTGGTTTTTAACACATTAAAGTATGAAATGCCCAAAATGTAGAAAGGATTTTTATGAAGGAGAAAAAATCACCTTAACCGAGGACAATGAGCAATTAATTCACAGTGAATGTAGAGAATACAAGGTAAATGAAAAGAAGAGCTATTCTATTTTAACAAAGAAAGATGTGATATGGAAGAAGAACTGAAAGAACAGTCTAATAACAGACCTTGGTTGTTTAAGAAAGGACAAAGTGGTAATCCTAAAGGTAGACCACCTGGTAAATCTTTAAAAGAAAGAAGTAAATCTATGCTCAACGCTATGACAGAAGAAGAAGAGCAGGAGTTCTTAGAAGGGATAGATAAAAGAACTATCTGGGAAATGGCGGAAGGTAAGCCAGATGCTAGGAACGAAAATACAGGCACATTAAAAGTTTTGTTATTAGATAAAGAATTAGCAGAATCTTATGGCATACGCATTGCACCCGAACCAAAAGACAGTAGCCAAGAGCCAAGCAAGGTTCAAGGTTCTTAATTGTGGCAGACGCTGGGGTAAAACTACTTTAGCGGTAGAGATAATGCTGATGAAAGCATTTGCTAAGAGTGTGAAGATAGCTTATATAGCACCCACGATTCAACAGGCTAGAGATATTGCTTTTGCGATGCTCAAGAAAGAATTACAACCTATTCTATTAAAAGTAAAAGAAGCACCAAGTTTAGAGTTTACAGTCAAGACACAAGATAACACTGAGAGCTTAATTGTTTTAAGAGGTTGGGAAGCTATTGAGAATTTACGAGGACAAGCATTTGATTTTATTATATTAGATGAGGTGGCTTCCATGAGAAACTTTTGGATTGGTTGGCAAGAAGTATTACGACCAACACTGACTGATACAAAAGGCGGAACAATGTTTGTTTCTACACCAAAAGGATTTAACCACTTCTATGATTTATACAATCAAGAATTAAAGGATAAAGACTACAAGTCATTTACATTTTCAAGCTATGACAATCCATTCTTACCCAAAGAAGAAATAGATAACGCTAAGGCTACGCTACCCATAGAAAGATTTGAGCAGGAGTATATGGCGAGTTTTCAAAAGACTCAAGGACTGGTTTACAAGGAATTTAGACGAGAGAAACATTTGTATGAAGAACTACCAGAAAATACTTACGAGAAACTAGGAGGTGTAGACTTTGGATTTAGAAATCCCGCCGGTGTGCTAAACGTTTACTTTGCTAAAGATAAATTCTGGGTAGAAGATGAGTGGAAGAAGACTGAAAGAACTGATGCAATGATAGCGGAATATGTAGCAGGCTATAAGTTTAATGAAGTTTATCCTGACCCAGAGAATGCGGGTGGCATTGAAGAATTAAAACAACGAGGTGTGAATGTGCGCGAAGTTAATAAGGGTAAAGGAAGTATTGTTGCAGGAATCAATAGAGTCAAGGAAACATTCATTACAGGCAAACTCATGGTAAATAAAAGATGTGTGAACTTAATTGCTGAACTTGAAATGTATTCTTATGATGATGAGAAAGGCGATAAAAACGAGAATGAGAACCCCGTCAAAGCCAACGACCATTTATTAGATGCTTTACGTTATGTGATTATGATGAAGAATGTGGGAATGGATATGGAAGCTGAGAAAGCTGATAGACTTATTAGTAGACTAAGAAACTTACAACCACAAACAAGATGACCACAGAGAAATTTAAAAACATGGTTAAGGAATGTTGGGACGCAGATATAACTTTACAAGAAGCTCAGACGCTAATGGAAAAGCATAAGGATGATGAATTTCCTATTGAAAGATGTTACGCCACACAATCCAAATATTGGAGACATATTAAATTTGGAGAGAAAGATAAGAAAGACTGGGAAGCATTAAAGAATTATGGAAAATAAACGTCCACGACTTGATGACCCGGTGGAATTTGCTCTTATTAAAAGCATCTATTTCAAAGAAGCTACTCGTTTCAATGATGATTTAGACCCTATCGAAAAGATGGAACGAATGGAGAGTAAGATAAGGAATAACAACAAAAGCTCACGATGAATTACGAAATCTCACAGAACGAAAAGATAATGCTTACTATTATTAGAGATTTGAGACCTTACGAATCAGTCAGTATTCAAAAAGACGCTAATGGTAAGCCAGACTTCTTTATCATTAATCGAGAGCAGAAGGTGTTTCTCACAGACCAGACCAATAAGAGTTTATCCACAGGTGTTTGACATTGACAATTAAAATAGCGTATACTTAGGTCAAGTAAATTTCTCCGCAGGAAAACTGAGGGAAGCATTAGAAAGCTAACCTTACTTTTTTGTTAAATATAAAACAGGAGTTGGAGATAATCAAAACTAATTACGACAAGACTATTGATTTAGTTGATGGTCTTAAATTCTCCCAAAAGAAACAAGTTAGGACAATAGAATTCTACAATAACAGTAAATATCTTAATGGCCAACTCGATGAGCTAGGCAGAGAGAAACCTTTTTTTAATATACTAAACGCTATCTGTGATGTAGAGAACTCCGCCAAAGATATTGATACTAAAGATATTCAAATAACTTCCGATGACGCTAACCACTACCTAGAAAGTTGGCTTCTTTCAAAAGACATTTATGTTTGGATGAAGGAAACTAACTTTGCCAAAACCTTAAACGATATGCGGGATGCTCATACTCGCTATGGTTCTTTGCTTGTTAAAAAGGTAATGAAGGACAAAGAACTTACCCTAGAACTACCAGAATGGAAGAATACTCTAACTGACCAAGTGAATATAATCAAAGGTGCGATAGTAGAAACTCACTGGATGACCGCCAATGAGATTTCCAAAATGACTGAGTGGAAGAATGTAGATAAGGTAATTGAGAAGCTAAAGAATAGTGGCTCATCCAAAAGAATTCCAATCTATGAAATACGAGGAGAATTTAGCAAAGCTACTTATAAAGACACACAAAGTGAAAAATATACCACTAAGGATGAGAAAGAATTTAGTTATCAACTTTATTATGTGGCAGGTAATCCAGTAGAGAGTGGAAAAACTGATAGTTATGAAACTTACGAAAAACTTTACTGTGAAGATGACACAGAGAAAGTATATAAATATCTTGCAAGGAAGCCTAAAGCTGGGAGGAGTTTTGGTGTAGGCGTGATGGAAGAAGGCGAAGAAGCTCAAGTATGGACAAACGATGCAGTTCTCAAACAAGCGAGAGCTATGGAATATACTACGAAAGTAATCGGACAAACTGCTTCTAAGAAACTTAAAGGCAGAAACTTACTTACTGAAACTGACGATGGAACAATACTTGAAACAGAAGAAAACAAGCCTATTACAGCTCTTAATCTTTTACCTAGTGGTGGGCTTAAACAGTATAACGATTTAATTGTGCAGTGGTATGACCAACTCCAAAAGACTACCAGTGCTTACGCCGCACAAAGAGGCGAAACTCCGCCTTCCGGCACGCCTTTTAGACTGCAAGCTACAGTGCTTCAACAGTCAAACAGTGTCTTTAAAACTCTCCAGCAAGAAATGGGTATCTTTATTACAGAGATTATAGAAGATTGGGTAATGCCTTACTTGGCAACTAAGTTAAATCAAGAACACATTTTAGCTTATGATTTCTCACCCGAAGAATTGAAGGAGATTGATAATAAATTTACTGCTAAAGAAGCTAACCAAAGAGCCATTAATGAAATCATTGCTGGTAGGATGGTAACCCAAGAGCAGTATGATGGTTGGATAGAGAATTATGATGAGTTCATTAAGCAAACCAAAAGCCAAAGATTTATTGAGATTCCAAAAGATTTTTACAAGAACCTTAAAGCTAAAGTAACAGTAAACATCACCGGCGAACAGAGGAATAAGGCTGCTACTCTTGAGAGTCTAAACAACATTCTAGTAACTTATGCTTCAAATCCTGCTCTCTCAACTGACCCTGTAGCTTCACAGTTACTCACAAAGATTATTGAACTTTCAGGAGCTGGGATTTCCCCTGTTAGTATTGTCGGAGCAATGAACGAAAAATCCAAAAAAGACGCAGAAACAATGGAACAGAACGCTATGATGCAAACACAGACTCCAGTACCTTCACCAATGACATTACAAGCTAATCCACAACCTACAAGATGACCCTGCAAGATTTTTACATGAACGAAGTGCTGAGAGGTGAAGTCAAGACTTACTTGTTGGACTTCTTAAAGGTGCAAGCGATAGAGAAGACCTTTAACAGAGAAAGTACAGAGCATATAGCCGAAGCGAAAGAGTGTATTGATAAAGCATTTGATAATTTAGAGATATTATTCACCCCTCAGTCGGAGGGTAAAGAGCAAAAGAATGAGGCACGCTAAGATAATTTTAGGTGCATTACCAGAATATTTATTATGCCACACAAAACAAAAAGATTATAAGTTCAAGGAAAAGGTAGATAAAATGCACGGTAAGAAAGAAACATTTTGGAGCAAAGCAACAGGAGGTCGTATGTATTAATAGTTAAATGAACAATTTATATGGAAAATGAAGAAATCCAAGCAACCCCAGAACAAGAACCGACAGAGACAACTGGCACAGAATCAACAGTCACAGTCGTTGGTGAAGCCACAGGGACTCCTACGGAAAGTGAAGCAACTGTTTAAACTAAAAGACCAATGATGTCTATAAACCCATAATAGGAAACAGGAAATCCACAAACCTGCTAACCGCTTGATAGTAAGCATATTCTATCGAATATCTATGCCCGAAGAGGATATAGACGTCGCAGAGGACACAAGCTCTGATGTTGAGGAAGCTACAAATAGCAACGAAAGTGGTGATCAGGAGGAAGCCACAGACTTATCAGTAGAATTAGCTAAGGAGCAAGAGGCTCGGAGGCAATTAACTGCTAGGGCATTAAGAGCAGAGAAAGAACTCAAGAAATTGAGGGACATCGAAGCCAATCCTCCCCTTAAAAACAACCCAGAATTTTCACAAAGCGACTTGATCGTGATTTCACGGGAACAATTATCAGATGAAGAAATCGAGAAAGCTACAATAATTGCTAAAGGAAGTAATCTAACTTTCAAAGAGGCAATCAAAGACCCTCTCTTCCTCTCTTATCAGGCGACGCTGAAAGAAGAGAAAAGAAAGGAAAAAGCTAAGCTTGGTGCTTCAAAAGGTTCTGGTGAGTCGCAAGACGACACCTTAATCAAATCAGATATGACCCGTGAGGAACATGAACAGGCATTTAAGAAAGTGATGGGATTATAAACTAATATTAAAAAATAAGGTATTAGTCGACAACATTTATGGGTACTTTCCCAACAGGTTCGGCTAGCTCGACAACTCTGGCCCAATCAATTCCCCTATTATGGGGGGAACGCATCAACAATTTCTTCAAGTTGAAATTGTTGCTTGCAGACTTCTTTATAGACCGCTCTTCTGAGTTAGCAAGTGGAGGTTCAGCCCTTTACACACCTAACATGACAGAGATGAGTGCCGCAGTTAAGTCTAATGCTACAGCCGTAACAGTAACTGCACCAACAGATACTAAAGTTACGCTTACAGTAGACCAGTGGTATGAAATTTCTTTCGCAATCGAAGACCGAGAAAATGCACAAGTTAAGCATTCTTACTACATACAAGAAAAGTATGCTACGAATGCTGGGTACACAATCGCTAAGAAATTAGAAGTAGCACTTGCAGAACTGTTTGATAACTTCAGCAGTTCAGTAGGAGCTTCTACTACCGCTCTTGCCGATAGTGAAATCCGTGCAGCTATCGCTGCTCTCGAAGGAGTAGGTATAGACACTACTCAAGATGTTGCATTCTTTGTTCACCCAAACGTGTTTTGGAAACAGATTCAAAATCTTGATAAGTTCAGCCTTGCCGTCAATTCACCAGTCAACGACCCAACCGCAAAGACGCCAAAAGCAACTTTGTATGGTATCCCAGTCTATGTTTCTGCAAATATTCAATATATTTCAGGAACAGTTGGAAGGTCAGGTGCTTTGGCACATAAGGACGCTCTACACTTTGCAACCTCACCATTAGGTGATGGTGGCTCATTGTCAGGAGGTTTTATGACAGGTAAGTATGGAGTTCGTGTACAGTCCAACTACATTCCTGAATATCTTTCTACTCTTACAACCGCAGACTTGCTCTACGGAGTTGTGGAGAATCGAGATAACGCAGGTATCTGGGTTAGATCACAGGACTAATTATCAATTTAAGTTAAATTGTTGTGCTTGGGTATTAGAAGCAAATCAAAGTACCCAAGACAATTTGCTCACAACAAGCAATAAAATATATGGGAAATGTCATAATAAGTCCAAACATAAGGAAAACGAGTGAGAGGATAGACCCAAGTGGGAATATCATCAATCCAAGAACAAAACAGGTAATCCAACACGCAGAGCCAGAGTATGCACCACCAGTCGTAGAAACAGTAATCGAAGAAGTTAAAAAAGAGACGCCAAAATCAAAAATAGACGATATAATCAACAATTTAGTGAACAAAAAGGTAGAGGAGTTGGTCGCCAAAAAGGTAGAGGAGTTGGTCGCCAAAAAGGTAGAGGAGTTGGTCGCCAAAAAGGTAGAGGAAGCCCTCTAGAATTTATAGTATGAAAGTATTTTTTACAAATAATTCGTTGGAGGGCTGCTATAACGTACGCTGTCTTTTCCCTTTACAAGAGAACGGCTGGGATGGTGATAGAACAACAATGAGCTTGCAACGCATCTCTGCTGAGCAGAAAGCTAAAGCAGTAGTGGATGCCGATATAATTGTCTTTCATAGACCCGAACAAGAATACCAATTAGCTTTGGCAAGAAAATTAAAACAAGTTGGCAAGAAAATAGTCTTTGATAACGATGATACTTACAAAGACCACAACGGCTTTAAGTTCAACGACTATATGACCGAAGAAAAGATTAAAAAGGGCTTGGGCGAACTTGATAAGAATATAACTACCTTTTTAGAATTAGCCGACCTAGTAACTTGCACCACCGAAGTTCTTAAAAAGGAATATGAGCAGGTAAACCCTAATGTAGTGGTGTTACCAAACTGCGTAGACTCTTTCTATTACCCAGAACCTAAAAGAAACGAAACAGATACAATCCGAATTGGCATCACAGGAAGCGTAGGGATAACCTCCGATGTAGAAGTCTTGAAACCTATCATAGAACATTATCAGCATGATCCAAGAGTACGATTGGTCTTACTTTCTCTCCCACCTCAAGGCAATAATGAAATCTACAAGAAACTTTATGTAGACGAGTACGCTTTCTGGAATAAGGTAAACATAGAATGGCATTCATTCGTAGGTGCAGATATTTACTACGACTACCTAAACGACCTAAAACTAGATATGGTTATTATTCCACGTTCAGACTCATACTTTAATCGCTGTAAGTCTAACCTCAAATTCCTAGAGAACTCTATGCTGGAAATTCCAACCATAGCCCAGTCATTCCAAAGCGGTGATTCCCCATACGAACAAAATCCCGAAGATAAGAATTACCTTTTACTAGCAGATACTACCGAAATGTGGATTACCCAGATTGAAATTTTGATCGCTAGTAAAGAACTACGCAGAAGTATGGGGAAGAAAGCTCACGATTATGTAGCTGAGAAATATTCCATTGAAGCTAATGCTCACAAATGGCTAGACGCTTATAAATCACTAACTAATAAATTAAAATAAAATGTATCCCCACACAGTACAAATAGAATCCCCAAAACTAAAAACACTTCTTCAGAAGAAAGGAGAGTTAATCACTATTGGCAGAGGAAAATCTGAAGAGATTGAGAAAACTGAGGCAGAGATGGAGGAGGTAAACCAGAAGCTATTAGAAGAAGAAAAGAAAGTAGATATTCAGGACTTAAACAAGAAGCAGATGGTATTGGTAGAGCAAGTAAACAAAGCCATCGAAGAAATGGAGGAAATAAAGAAAGAAATTTCTGACCGCATGACCAAGCAAGTGTCTCAAGAATTGAGAGAAAAATACGATGAGTTAAAGAAAAAGAAAGATGACCTGGAAACTGACAGGAATAAGGTGGCTCTCAAAGCCCAGAAGTACAATGACAAGATAATCCCAATCGGTAGAGAAATGATGAAACCATTTCTACAAGACCAGTATGATGACTACGACACCCTACAACTTCAAGGGGATGAGATAGTGGCGACTATTTTCAACCATTTAGTAGACTGGAAAGCTAACTTTAAGAAAAAATAAAATGTCTATCCCATTTAGTGATGTAACCAACAATTTAGGAATCTTACAAAGAGCCAGAAAAATGGCAAGGGTTGATAGTACTCAATGGGAAACATTTAATGTAGTAAATTCCTGCAACGACTGGCTCAATAAAATCTTCACTTATGGAAAAGGGAACGACATTAATTTCCAGTTAGACGACACAAACCACACCAAACTACCTATCGGCACAACTGACTTAGTGGCTAATCAATCAAATTATTCATTTTTGACTGACGAACAGGGTAATAGAATCACTAACCTTACCAGAATAGATATTCTTGACGATTCAGGGCTTTATAGACAGTTAAAACCTATTGACCAAGCCGGGCTAAAGGGCTGGGCGTTAGACGAGTGGAATAAAACAGCCAATTTACCACTTTACTACGACAAGATAGCTGATAATGTAATAAGACTTTATCCAAAGCCAGCCACAAGCGTAACCAGTGGCATTAAGTTCTACTTCCAACGCTCACCTTCCTTTTTTACAGCTACTGATACAACCAAAGCACCTGGAGTAGCCGACGACTTGCATAGAGGTTTCGTAGTAGCTAGTGCTTACGATGCCGCTTTAACGCTTGGTCTTGAGAATCTACAACCTCTTTCAGTAGAACTTGAAAAAGAGGAGCAGAAGTTAGAGGATTACTTCGCAACACGACAAACAGATGAGCCAAATGTGATTATTCCTAAGCATAGAAGCCCACGATAATATGGCAATCGCAAATGTATCAAAACCAAGTTCCAGTATGGCAAACCAAACCAAAATAAATATTGGGGAGACTTGGGCTAGTATCACCACGACTTACGCAACCGAAACTCGTGCGTGGAGCGATTTTGCTAGCTTAATTGATAATCTTACTAAAATTTCTTCCTCAATAACTAACCAAAGTAAACCAGCTTAATGTTATAATAAATATATGCGAAACGAAAAAGGACAATTTATAAAAGGATGTAATAGGATTGATATGATAGGTGAAAATAACCCTAGATGGAATGGTGGTTCTAAGAAGTGTCTTGATTGTAGAATAAGTCTTACATCACGAGGTACGAAAATTAAGAGATGTCAAAAATGTTATTTCAAAACTAGACTTGGTAAGAATAATAATAAATGGAAGGGAGGAAAAGAAACTGAAAAAATAAGAGCAATTATTTCTCAACAGACAAGAGAAGTTAGAAAGAGAGGTAATGGTGGCTCATTCACACTCGAAGAGTGGAATGAGTTACTCAAAAAGTTTAATTATATGTGTCTATGTTGTAAAAGATTTGAGCCAGAAATTAAACTTACAGTAGACCATATTTTACCTATTTCAATGGGAGGAAGAAATGATATTCAAAACCTTCAACCTCTCTGTAAAAGTTGTAATTGTAGAAAACATACGAAACACATAGATTACATCAGCAATTTTTATCAATTTAACGAAACAATAAATTGAGTACCATAACCACAATCGCATCAGGAGATTTAATCTCAACAAGTAGAACTGATATAAATACTAATTTCAGTAATTTGAACACGGACAAAATTGAAACATCATATTTAGATACTGACACAGCTCTAGCGGCTAATAGTGATAGTAAAATTGCTACTCAAAAAGCTACTAAAGCGTATGTGCTGGCTAATGTAAATCCCACAGGTGCGTCTTGGAATGAATATGCTGCTGACGCTGGCTCAACTGATGCTTATGTCATAACTCTTACAGGTGTTGCTGCCTATGCGACAGGACAAACTTTCAAGTTCAAAGCAAACACAGCAAACACAGGAGCTGCTACTCTTAAAGTAAACTCCCTTGCAGCTATCACGATTAAAAAAGATGTAACTACAGACCTAGCCACAGGTGATATTCTAGCCAATCAAATTGTTACTGTTATCTACGATGGAACGAATATGCAGTTAGTGGATAGGTCAGGGCTTAATCCGACACCGACAACTGTCCTGACTCTAATTCCAAAACCTATTGTTGGTTTAAGCCCAGCGGCTGCTACTACTGGGATAATGCGAGATTTATCAGTTGCAACAGTACAGCATGTTGCGCAAATAGATATTCCTTTTAGAATTGTGGTAAATAAAGTGTCGCTGAGAACAGGGACGATTGCAGGCACATCAACAGTGATTGATATAAATTTGTATTCAGAGGATGGACAGACAAATACGGTTCTCGTCGCAAGCGCAACGATTGACGGAGCAGACGACAATGTTGTTAAAACTTTCACTATTACAGAAACAACAATTGTGGCAGGAAGATACTACTTAGCGTGCAATATTATAAACGCAAGCGGTGGGATGCTCGCTTTTTGGGAAACAGATAGTATTCCGTTTAGTGCAACAGCGGGATTAAGTGGAGATGTTACAAGTGAGCCAATTTTAGAAGGCACTGTGGTTATCAGTAGTGGAGTTCCCGCAACGACAATCACACCTGGGTCAATTACTGAAGCAGTGAATAGCTGTTTAATTGTAAGGTTTGATAATTAAAAATGAAACAAGTTCAAATCCAACAAAATAACTGGTCAAGTGGAATAAGCGACGACCCACGAGCAATCTCACAAAATGGTTTTACTATAACCAAGTTATTTGACATCTTCACGAATCCTAATAGATTAACACCCTATCGTTCTTTTGAGGCAGACACAGAAACTAGCGTATCAGCCACTGACCTAAAACAGTACGCAGTGAAAGATTTTCTCTACGCTTCCGCTTCGGCAAAACTTTACGGGCTAGGACAAACAGGGGCTGGGCTTACTAAGATAGTTTACAAAGCTGACGCAACGACGGGACTTTGGACTTTACCTGCTTCTTCAGAAGGAAATGGAGCAGTAAAGAATGGTTGTTTACTAGAATACAAGGACTATCTTTGGGGTTTTCAAGGCACTACGCAAGTATGGAAATGGGGCTTGCTTTCAGGGACACCAAGTATAACTAATTCGGCAGGCACTGTGGGAACAGTCTATAACACCATCACAGCCATTTCAGTAGTAGCAGGTGGAACTTTATATAACGTAAATGATATTTTATATATTGATGGGGGTACTGGTGGAACAGCCATTGTTGCTTCAGTTACTGCTGGAGGAGTGGTAGCCACAGTGACATTACTAGAACCTGGATATAACTATTCCACAGGCACTAAAGCTACTACCACATCATCTTCAACAGGTACAGGTTGCACTATTGGAGTAACCACAGTAGCTAATACCTCAGCAACTATCACAAGTGTAGCTCAAGGTATTGTAGCTAAAGATGACAACGGATATATTTTTTATAACAATATCGTGGTTCGTATTTATCCTTCAGGAACAATCCAAGACCAAGCTCTTAAACTGCCCACTAACCTTAAAATCACTTCAGCTTGTAACTTTGGTAACTACATGGCTATCGCTTGCTCACCGACTTCAATTTACAACGGAGTAAGCAAAGTATTCCTATGGAATCTTTACTCTCCTGATGTGCAGGAAGTAATTGATTGGGGGGAAGGAGAACTTAGAATCTTGGAAAGTGTGGAGGGGATAATTATCGGTGTAACAGACCGATACCTAAATAATGCTTCAGGAGCAGGGCGTGGCTCTCTAATTGTTCAAGGGTACACAGGAGGTTCACCGCAAGTCTTGAAAGAAGTGTTTACAGAAAAACTAAATGGTATCACCATGCCAAACTACAAGGCAGTGAAAAACAATCGTGTATTCTTTGTGGCTAAGATAATGACCAACACGGCAGGCACGGAATATAATGAGGGACTTTGGAGCTTTGGTAGAAAGAACTCTGCATACCCTTATGCTCTTTCTTTAGATTATATAGATGAGAACATAAACACTTCAGGCATTCAAGGTTTTGGTTCGGCTGGTAATTTCTTTTTCATTGCTCATAGTGCGGATGGAAGTGTAGATAAAATAAATGATAGTGCGGTCTATACAATGACTTCAATTTTAGAAACTCAGATATTAAATTTCGGGAGTACAGAACTTGATAAGAGACTAGACAGTTTCAAAGTTTCATTTAGAAAAATGGCAAGTGGGGAAAGTATAATTTTGAAATATAAAGTAGATGGTGCAACAAGTTGGACTACCATCGGAACATTTGATACTGATGATGCACTTTCACATACATTTTTAAGAGAAGAAACAAATAGTGTAGATTTCAAATCAGGTAGAGAATTTAAGTTCCAAATTAACAGTACTGGTGGAGCAGAGATTTTAAGTTGGGTCGCATTAGCCACACCTTTAAGTAACCCATAATGGATAAAACAATCGAGGAGCAAATTCAAATACTACGAAACGACTTGACTGCTTTACAAAGTGAAGTCTATCGTAACAACTTTTCTAGTCATCAAGACTTTAATAAATTTTCAAACTTTACAACGCGTCTAAAGATACCACATTATGATTCCGTTCCACCAGTCGGGGAAGTAGGGGAAATAATAGAGGTAGGAGGATTTCTGTTAATATGCAGTTCTCCAAATGTATTTAGCTTAGTATAACTAAAATGGCATCAAAAATATCAAAAATTAAAAAAGCAGGAGTAAATTATGGAAAAAATGTAGCTGGGGGAGCTAAAATTGTTGGCTCGGCTGTCTCTAGGGCAGTAAAGGTAGCTGTTAAAGATATTTCCCAATCTACAAAGAATTTACCAGCAAGTGTGATCGCAGCCACAGGTAGGTCAGGACTACCTCAAGCTACCACAGGCGTTCCCAGAGGTAGTTCCACCCTTAATAAACCTTCTTCAGAATTGAACTTTATTCAAGGTGGTAATATTCAAGACGCCATAAACACAGGACAATACTATGGCTCGACTGGAAAACCCACGGTTGCTGGTGCTTCTACTAAAACTTCAAGCAAGGTATCTGATTCAACAGCACTATCAGCAGGACAATTTGGCGGGAGTACTTCCTTTCAAAGTTTCTCTAGTCCAAACACTTCCCTTTCTTCAAGTACCCCAAGCTACCCCACCTCTAGTGTAGTAAATGCCCCAACTGTTTTAGGAGCTAGTAATCAAAAAGTAATTTTCCCAGAGATAGCAACACCTGATTATTCCAAATATGTCCCAACTCCGATTGAACAAGCGGCAGATGACGCCAAAAAGGACACAACTCTCCAAGATTATGTAGACTCAATCTTAGAAGGTGCTCCAAGTTCTGAAGATGCCTACAAACGTGCTCAAAGAGAGACTGACATCCTAAGAAAACAAGAAGAAGTGAACACTTTAACAGGAACACTCAATGCCATTGTAAACAAAGGTCAAGCTCAACAATTAGCTCAAGTAGGGCAGGGTAGGGGGATACCAGAAGCAATCCTTGGAGGAATTTCTGCAGAAATTGGAAGACAGACCGCTATAAGTGCTTTACCAGTATCTGCTCAGTTGCAAGCCGCTCAAGGTTCATTGGAATCAGCACAACAAAATTTGGACACACTATATAAAATATACAGCGAGGACGCTCGTAATGAGTACGAATACAAGCGTGAGGTTAAGAAAATTGTGTATGAAATTGCCAATGAGAAGGAGAAAAGAGCATTAGAAAAGTTAGATAAACAAGAAGAACGGCAATATGACGAGAGACAAGCAACCTTAAAAGATATTAAAGATATAGCGACTCAAGCAATGCAGAATCAAGCTCCAGCAGGTGTTCTATCAGATATTTTTAAAGCCAAGTCGTACCAAGAAGCAGTACAAGTAGCGGGAAAGTACGGGGGTGATTACTTACAAAGGGAACTCCTACTGCAACAAATAGAAAATGTAAAAAGTCAAATCGCAGAAAGAAACAATGTAAGTAATTCTTATGGAACAATTACAGGGAAACCACAAACTGCGGCTCAATCATCTGCTAATGGATATGCAGATAGAGTGGCTCAAGCTGATGTAATTATAAGCACTCTTGGAAATAAATTCACGAGTAAATTAGCTATCGGTGGTTCTTTACCTAATAGACTTCAATCAGATGATAGGCAAATGTATGAACAAGCAAAAAGAAACTTTGTTAATGCGGTTCTTCGCAGAGAATCTGGTGCAGCCATAGCAGAAAGTGAGTTTGTTAGTGCAGAAAAACAATACTTCCCACAAGCAGGAGATAACTCTGGTGTTGTTTTACAAAAAGAACAATCAAGAAATACCGCAATAAATAACATTTATCGTGAAGCATCGGTCAACAGACCAGTATTACCAGGTCAAATAATAGAATCTAATGGTGTTAGATATCGTGTCGGGATGGATGGAGTAACACTAGATATAATACAATGAAAATAACAGATTTAAAATCATATACAGTTTTAGGGAGTGAGTCTTCTTTGCAACCTTTTACTGAACAGAATGAACCAGAAACTTCTTTTGGACAAAAAGTGTTAGATGCAGGGACAGGCGTGTCCAACTTTTTTGGAGGCAAAGGAATAGCTGACTTAACTGGAGCTACTATTGCAAAAGCGAAAGCTAAACCAGAAGAAAAGGAATTTGTGGAATTTCCAACAGCGAAAGAGGTAGCTGGTTCTGCCATTCAACTTGGAGCAAACTTTATTCCAGGTGCAGGAGTAGGTGCAACACTTGGAAGAAAAGCGTTAGTTGGAGCAGGGATGGGTCTTGCTTTTGATGTAGGCTCAAAACTCCAAAAAGGAGAAACCCCTTCTCCAGGGATAGGAACGGCTATCGGTGCAACACTACCTGTTGGTGGTGTGGTGATAGGTTTAGCTGGAAAGTTGCTAGGGAGACTAACAAAAGGATTGGGTTCGGGTCTTTCGGGGGTATCAACTAAAACTATTGATTCAATTATTGAAAATCCAAAGGTAGCTCAGCAATTCTCTAAAACTTTATTAAAAGAAGGAAATAGTAAGATTCTTGAACAAAATGCAAAACAAATAGTGAATGGGGTATCTACAATAAGACAACAAGCTAGAAAGGCATTTGGTGAAGGACTAGAAACTTTATCAGAAACAGATATTGCCCCAAAAACATTTAGAGATAGCACTCAAAAAGTGCTAGATAGATATGGCGTAATTACTGAAAAAGGAAAGAAAACATTACAAGGAGTTGAATTCACTGACCCTAAAAATATAACAAAGGCAACAGAACTTATTAATACACTTTCAAATGTAAAACTTGATGGAAAATCTTTGAGAAAGTTGGCTGATGATATAGAGAATTCCGCATATAAAGTAGCTACGAGCGATGAAAGATTATCCTACAATGCTTTCATTAAAGATTTGTCTTCAACACTAAAACAATCTATCTCTGCTTCTACGCCTAAACTAGACGAAATAAATAAAGTATTTTCACAAGATATGCAACTTGTGGAAGCGGTAGAAGATATATTCGGCAAAGTTGATTACAAAAACCTTTCAGAAGTAGTCAAAGCCTCCAAAAAACTTGAAACATTGTTTGCTCAAAAAGGCTTAGCTCCTGATGTTGTAGATGACTTCTTAAAAAGGATAGGAATAGACTCTGCCGACTTTAGAACCAGCGAAGCGGTCAGACAGATAACTGATAAGTCAACTCAAGCAAATACAAAAGGACTTTCTGTCGGAGAGTTGATTCAACAGATAACAAGCTCAGTGATTACACCTCAATTAGTAAGGGATATCGCTATTAAAACGGGAATCGCTGATACAGTCTTGTCTCCTTTTCTGACTTCCTTGAAAGGTCTTTCTCCTGCTTTGCAGAAGACCCTAATACAAGCTCTCCTACAAGACCAACAATGAAAATCCCTATGAAAAACCACACTAGAATACTAAGTAAAATCATACCTTATCTTAACACATAATGTTATAATATCAATATGCCAAATGTAAATACACAATTCAAGAAGGGAGTTAGTATCTCACCTGAAACTCAGTTTAAGAAGGGTGAAAATATGGGAGTTAATCATCCAAGATGGAAAGGTGGCAAGGAAAGATTTAAGTGTATTGATTGTAATAATGCGTGTTCTTTTTATTCTAAAAGATGTAGAAAATGCAGTAACTTAATTCAAAGTAAAGGTGCAAACAATTATTTTTATGGAAAGAAAGGAGAACAAGCTCCTAACTGGCAGGGTGGAGTTACGCCTTATTATAAAATAATGAGAGCTAACAAATTAAAAGAAGCTGGAGGTTCACATAGTTTTAAAGAATGGGAAACTTTGAAAGCTCAATACAACTGGACTTGTCCGTGTTGTAAAAAACAAGAACCAGAAATAAAACTCACCAAAGACCATATTATTTCTGTAAATAAAGGTGGCTCGGACAATATTGAAAATATACAGCCACTGTGTGTATCTTGTAATAGTAAAAAGAGTATAAAAACAATTAGGTATGAACTTGTAAATAAATAACTAAAAGTCAATGCTCTCAGACAACCAAAAAGACAAATTAAAAAGAGCCATCATCGAAGGTAAAGTCTCAGACAAGACTACCTTACAGGTTTTTAATCTGATTTCTGACCTAGAAGACCGAGTAGATACTCTCACTAAAGAACTGAAACAAGAAGTAGAGAAATCTATTGCCGAAGTCAAAGCAAGTGAAATAAATCTTGATAAAGTTCTTGAAAGTATCAAAGGAAAAGATGGACAAGATAGTATGGTTCCTGGTGAGCAAGGTATTCAAGGAATACAGGGTGAGCAGGGCGAAAAAGGGGACAAAGGAGACCCTGGAATTGATGGAAAACAGGGGATTAAGGGAAATGATGGTTTAGATGGAATAGAAGGCGTAGCGGGGCAAAATGGGCTTCCTGGGGCAGATGGTAGCCCAGATACCAGACTCCAACTAGTAGAAAAAATAAACACAGGTAAAACCAAAGACTCAAAGATAGAAATAAAACAAATTGAAGGCTTAGATAAAGTTCATACCAAACTAACTGACAGCATAATCAATCGGGCCATAGGAATTGTAGATCAAAGAACTTCGTTTTTAATAAACAAAATAAACAATTTACCAAGTTCGGGTGGTACTGTTGGCCCAGGTACAACCAATGAGATAGCTTACTTTAATGCTCCTACTACTATTGCCTCACTCACCACCGCCACCTACCCCTCTTTAACCGAACTCTCTTATGTTAAAGGTGTAACTTCAGCTATTCAAACGCAATTAAATGCTAGAGCTACTTCTGCAGATTCTTTAACTCAATTCGTAGGCAACACCGCTTGGAGAGTATTTTATTCTGATACTAATGGCGATGTAACGGAACTTGCTCTCGGTGTTGATGGAACATTTCTTAAATCTAACGGCGCTTCTTCTGCGCCAACATTTGCTACACCAGCAGGTTCAGGGGATGTTACTAAAGTAGGCACGCCAGTAGACAATCAAGTGGGTGTGTGGACAGGAGACGGCACCATAGAAGGTGATGCGGCACTTACTTTTGATACGACAACGAACACTTTAACCACTGATATTTATGTAGTAAATACTAGTATTTTACCAGATGCTAACGATGGAGCAGCATTGGGTGCTGCAGGAACGGCTTTCTCTGATCTCTTTCTTGCTGAAGGTGCAGTTATTAACTGGGATAGTAGTGATGTAACTATCACTCAAACAGGAAATATTTTAGCTTTTGCGGGTGCAGCTACTTCGTATACTTTCGATGCACCAGTAGTACCAAATGCCGTATATATGGGTGCTCAAGCCGTAACAATGGGAGGGATTATTCCAAGCTACCAAGAACATGGTGCAACAGCTGGTCCAGCAGCTATGGTTCTTGCTATGTATAACGCAACAGCTGGAACTCAAGCGGAATTTCTATTTTATCGTTCTAAAAATGCCGCAGTTGTAAATTCAACAGTAGTAGCTTCAGGAGATGGCTTAGGTAAAATATCTTGGTACGGAGCACAACAAACAGGAACTTTCGCAACTCAAACCCTAGCCGCTCAAATAAGAGCTGAAGTAGACGGGACTGTAACATCAGGAGCAGGTGCTGATATGCCTGGACGAATTATTTTTGGAACTGTGCCTGATGGTTCAGGAACTTTAACTGACCGCCTTATCCTTGATAGTGCAGGTGTATTTAAACCAGCGACTAATGACGGAGTAGTTTTGGGAACTACTGCTCTTGGCTATGCTGACTTACACGGAGCAACGGGATTTACCCTAAATATAGCTAACGGAGATGCGGTAATCACACATTCCACAGGGATATTCACAGTTTCCACAGGCGACCTAAGAGTAACCACAGCAGGCACTAACACTGCAAGTGCAGTTACAGTGGGAGGCACGCAAACTCTCACTGCGAAAACTCTCACAGAAGCTAAAATCGTTTCAGGGGGATTTCTCGCAGACACTAATGGTAATGAGCTTCTAATATTTACCACCACAGCTTCAGCGGTGAACGAGATTACCTACGCCAATGCCGCGACTGCTACCAACCCTCAATTCACAGCTTCCGGTGGAGATACGGATGTAGGATTTAACTTCTTAGCTAAAGGTGCTGGTACATTCAGATTCCTCGGCAATGCTACGCAGGCAGCGGAACTACGCCTTTACGAAGATACGACAGATGGTACTAACTTTACTGCTTTTAAAGTAGGTATTCAAGCAGGAGATATAACTTACACTTTGCCTATTGACGATGGTGATTCTGGAGAAGTTCTCTCTACAGATGGTGCAGGGGTTCTTTCTTGGGTTGCTGGGGGGGGTGTTCCAACAACAATAACAGTCGCTGATGAAGCGACAGATACATCATCGTTTATTGCTTTCTTCACAGCAGCAACAGGAGACTTAGGTCCGAAGACTAACACAAATATGACTTTTAACTCCAATACTGGAGTGGCCACCTTTGCTTCCACAGTTCTTACTACGACAGATATTAATGGCGGTACGCTTGATGGAACGGTAATCGGTGGAGCTTCAGCAGCGGCTATAACAGGAACAAATATCACAGCGAACACTAATTTTCTACCAGATGCCAACGATGGTGCAGGGCTAGGAGTTTCAGGGACAGCTTTCTCTGACCTTTTTCTAGCAAGTGGTGCGGTAATAAACTTTCTTGCAGGAGCGGTAACGGTAACTCATTCAGCGAATACTCTTACTATCGCTGGTTCTGCTTATACTACTTTAGCTTTGGGAGCTACTGCTATAACAATGACAGGCGCACTAGCAGCCACTGGAGCAAGAGTATCTTCAGCTTTCTTCACTGTCCTAGAATCAACTACCATAGAGCTTGGAGCGACTTCTGATACTACTCTTTCAAGAGTTTCTGCTGGTTTGATTGCAGTTGAAGGAATAACTGTTGTTGATGTTAGTACAGCTCAAACTCTTACAAATAAAGACATCTCTAGCACTACAAATACTTATCGAGCGGCTTCTTTGACAGTGGTTGGAGGAGTAGAATTAGCTACTACCGCAGAAATAAACACAGGCACCGATACTACTAGAGCAATGCCTGTAGATCAGTTTGTTGCCTCAAATAGAAATGTTAAATATTTTCTTTATCGAGTTTTGGGAAACACCACAGACAATGCAACAGGAACAGCTATTGGTGGGGATTTAGAACTTCCTTTTACTGGGACAATTACAGAAGTGGGAGCCTGGGTGGACACGGCGGGAGTAACAGGAGTACAAACTATTGATATAAACCTGAATGGCACCACAGTTATCAGCACAAAAATTACCATTGATTCAACAGAAAAATCTTCCAGAACCGCAGCGGCTGCCCCAGTGATAAGTGTTACCGCAGTTACCGCAGGTGATATAATTACTGTGGATGTGGATGGGATTCAGACTACGGCAGCAAAAGGATTAACAGTGCGTATAGGTATTAGGCAAACATAGGTCGTAAGTCCGAAAAGACAATAAACTAATTAGAAATTAACAAAGAATTAAAATATGGCAAGTAGATATACAATATTTAACGGAGCAATGCCAACCACTGCTTCTTTTGTGGCAGTGACCACAGGCACAGCGATTAAAACCTTATTACAATTAAAACCATTCAACGTGGTTAAAATTGTAGAGTGGGGAATTTCGTTTGATGGTAGTGCAGCCGCTGCGGGAATCGAAGTAGAATTATTAGATACAGGAACAGTCTTTGCGACTGTAACCGCTAGTGCTGATGCCGATGTAATGAAGTTTGATGGGGCAGAAGGTGCAGTGGCTTCAGTCGCAGGTCTTACTTTAGGAACAGCGGCAACTGGTTACACAGCTTCAGCAGAAGGTTCGATTACGGTAACAAAGTTGTTTGATGTAGCGTTTATCGCTCCCGCTCAACCTTACTATTACAAGCAGTTTCCTCTAGGTGCTGAACCAAAATGTATCATTGGAAATTCAGTAAGAATTAGGGTAAAGGCAGCCGCAGCAGTGAACGCAATAGCTTACATGGTGATTGAGATTTAAACTTACTATGGCTGAACTACTACTTAGAGCAGAATCAACGAATCAACCTACCCTAGAAGCTTATAAAGGGATTCTTGAGACGTGGACGAAGGATTATTCACAGGAAGAATATGACAAAGCGATTGCTGAAGAGGCGGAAGAAAAAGCGGGGCAAAGAAACATTACTCGTGCACGAGTAGAGGAGATCATTCTAGTAAAATGGCAACACGAAAAGGTTCAGGAAAGCAATATGTCCAACGCAGAACTCCAAGCTCTTCTTGATTTTAAAGACAGGAAGGGTTCATATAAACGAGGAATGATTTCAGTGATTATGGAGGATGGTCATGTCTGGGGAAGTAAGGAAGGACTACCTTGGTTCTATAAAATAAAGATTCCAGGAGTAAGCCGAGCGGAAATTGAAAAATATAATCAACGAGAAGAAGACCCAAACGATAATCGCATTGTTCTTAGGAGGCGAGAATGGGTTATTGAAGTAGATAACTTTATTTTTGATTCAAAAGGAGAGGTCGAAATTACTAAAGCAGAACTGGAAGCTAACATTAGAAACCTGAAAACAGGACTTTTAGCTTCTTCAGTAGATAACTAAAATGGCCGTAATTACTGTCACAGTCGAATCATCAGGGGGAGACTACACTACTCTTTCGGGGGCTGAATCAGGTCAGCAAGCGATTCGAGCTAACCTGGTAGGTAATACTGAGCAACTAGATATTGTCTGTGGTGATCTTGAAGATACCACAACTGTCACAGTAGATGGGTTCACTACCGATGCCACTTACTTTATCCGTATTATTGGTTCGGCTGGTGATTACGCTGAAATGCCGTGGTCAACAGGTAGTTATAGACTCTCGGTAGCTGGTGCTCCACTAACCCTATCAGACCCTTTCACTCGGGTCGAACGCATCCAAATTGAGACTGACGACACCGGATCGAATCGAACCGTGGTCTTCTCTTCTGGTGTTGCTGGCATAAAACTAATTAAATGCCACATTCGTACTACTGGAACACTTCAGCACCAAGGGGTTGACGTGCGGTCTGATGGGGTCATTGTTGAAAATTGTTTCATTATCGGCACTGGGACAGCTTCAACGGAAGGATTGGATAATTCCGGTGGCAGCGGCGGTATAACCCATAGATGGTATAACAATACAGTTATTAATTTTGCGGTGAATTACAGATTAGATGGACTTCCTACTACGGTGATGAAGAACTGTCTCGGTCATGGTTCATCGGGAAATGACTTTACCGGAACGGGTACCTCCAACAACAACGCTAGTCAGGACACCACCGCCCCTGGTACAGGTAGTCGTACCAGTCAGACATTTACTTTCGTCTCAGCGTCTGACTGGCACTTAGGTGCTGCTGACGCAGGAGCGAGAACTTATGGAGCTGATTTATCGGCTGATGCTGGCTGGCCTTTCCCCGATGACTTTGACGGAGTAACTCGTGTTGCTCCTTGGGATATTGGAGCTGGCCAGGTTGTGGCAACTGGTGATCTCCCAAGAAAAAATTATTATTATGGTCAAGCCGTCAAAAGAGCGGCTACTTATTAGTTATGGCTAGGCAAGGACGAGCATTTCCAAGTAGACGAGCGTATATAAACTCTGACTTAGGTCCTGTTTATTTTGATAATGCAAGTATATCTGCTTATGGGTTAGGAACGACTATTGTTTGGACTATTTTAGTTGGCACGAATACGAATAGATTATTAGAAGTTAATGTCGGGATATTCGCTGCTGGCACAGTTTCCTCGATTGATGTTTCAGGGCAAGCAATGACTAAACTCCGAAGCGATGTAAATGGAGTTTATACTTCAGAGAAATGGTATCTGGTTAACCCTACCAGCGGAACTAGAACAGTTACCGTTACTCTTTCAGCTTCTCTAACAGCTATCGCTGGAGCAATTGCTTGGCGGAATGTAGACCAGACAAATCCTTATTCTGCTAACACTGGGGCTAATGGCACAAACACACCTGCTTCCGCTGCAGTAACTCCTACTTCAGCTAATAATCGTGTTTCAGGAGGACTGGCTACACAAACAGCTACCGCCATAACTGACCAGATTCGTCAAGCTCCTCACCATAGTGCCGCAGGAGCATTAGGTAGCTTAGTAGGTTCAGAAATGGGCACAATCGTAGTCGCGGCTTCTACTACTCTTTCTTGGTCAGGAATGGGTGCTTTAGATAGCTGGGCAGTGAGTCTGGGAGCGATACAACCACCACAACCAGTCTCTTTTATTCCTAGATTGATGGTAGTATAATAAACCCATGAAAAAATTTCTTTTGTTAATAATAAATGTCTGATATAAATAATAACCTTAATAATGACCTTTCAGTGGCAAGAAGTCTTGGCAGAATCGAAGGTGGAATCTCCGAAGTTAAAACTGAACTTCGTCTACTTCGTGATGATCATGTTAAACTTAGACAAGAATTTTCCTCACTCGAAGCTGGCAGACTAACTAAATTAGAAAGTCAATTTGCTATTTCTCAAGCAGAAATGCACGTCAAAGCTAAAAATACCGCTATCTATTGGTCAATAATTAGTAGTATAATTACGGGAATAATAATAGCAGGGATTTTAAATTACTTAAAATTATGAATGAAACTGAAACTTATAAGAAATTGAAAAATCGTCCTAAGGACAATTACCCAGAATATTTGATAATTCATCACAGTGGTGGAACTGATACCCAACCATTACTGGACACCTCACACCACACGGCACAAATGATGGAAGCGTGGCACGAAGCTAAAATTCCTCCATGGGAAGGTTTGGGTTATCATTACGTTATCCACAAAGACGGAGCTATTTGGAAAGGGCGACCTGAACACTATCATGGAGCGCACACCACCAACTATAACTCTAAATCTATCGGGATATGCCTCTCTGGTAACTTTGATGCTTCCTTACCTACCAAAGAGCAGGAAAACACTCTGGCAAGCCTCGTAGCCTCAATAAGAGGACGCTACAACATTCCCCTAGAGAAAATAGTCCCTCATAGAGCCTTTGCCAATAAAACCTGTTACGGCTCAAAACTCTCTGATACTTGGGCAAGAAACTTAATACCTACAGAAAACAAAGAAGACATTAAAAATCAGATAAAAAAACTTTTAGAACTTTTATGAGCAACTTATTTTTATTCGGAATTTTGTTAGAATTATTAGTAGTAATATTTGTACTGATGGCAAAAAAATGAAAGACATCTACGAAGATTATGATTATACTGAAAAGGTCGAAAATGATTATCAGTTAAATGAAGAAAACATGAATACAAAAAAGTTTTATGAATCAAAAACTGTGTGGTTCAACGTAATTGTGTTTGTGGTGGCATTTCTAGCGTTGCCAGAATTTATATCAGTATTGCCAGCCGTGTGGTTGCCGTACGCAGTGTTGGGGGGGACTGTTGGTAACTTGATTCTAAGAATCTGGTTTACAAGCACAGAGGTGAAGTAGTATAATTAACTTGCGGAGTTTCTACAAATTCTCCGCCTTTCATAAGCAAGGAAGCACTCTGAGACCTAAGGGTGCTTTTTTGTTTTACAATATTTTTAATGAGCATATAATATCTAAAAGTTCCTTCTAGGAGGCGACAATGAAAGCTCTGCGTTGGCTACTCGTTTGGCTATTTGTTCTACTTTCACTGGGAGTTCTCTATGGATACCTGCATCCTGACCGTGTGTTCCGAACCTCATCCGGGCGAAGATTTGTGCGTCTTCTTGGGGAAAGACAACAAGCCCCGGAAACTCTTCGTAATCAGGCTCAGCTTTAGGGGCAAGAGTTACTATCAGCCCAATCCACAGTTCATCTACACTCTGCTCATGCCCTACGCTAAAGCTGGGACAGTGGTGATTCGGAAGAATCAACAGAAGTGCAAGGCGCATCTTAATCAAAGGAGTTTCCAAACTCCATAAAGTGAGGGGGTATGAGAACCATCAACATCGTCTTGTGTGAGAATCACCAACTTCACACAGGAGATAGCGAGTGGCTAGTGGTGAAGTACAATCACAAAAACCACCGATTCTATGTCATCTCACTGCACTGTGAGAAAGTGGTGATGTTCGACCCAACTCCAACCAGAGTCGGTAACTTCCTCAAACTTAGAAAGGAAGAATATCAAGTAAGGTTCGGCTTGGGGAAGTGCAGTCGGTGCATCAAGATGGAGGAAGATGCAGAGGAACTCATAAGGAGGTGATCAATCGAACGGGCGAGGGTGAAAATATTTATCTTCGCCCTTTCCTAATTGTGTAGTATAATTAAAGTGTGAAACTTTGGACTTCAGGAAGGGCTGATAAGGAACACTCTAAATTTATTCGTACCAGAGATGGTAAGTGTGTACGCTGTGGAAAAACTGAGAACCTACAATGCTCCCATTTCTGGGCACGCTCTAACTCGGCTACCAGGTATGATGATGAAAACTGCGATACTCTCTGTTACGCCTGCCACTATGGAAATCAATTAGGATGGGAATACAATAAACAAGGAGAGTACAGAGAATTTAAAATAAATCAACTAGGAATAACAAAATACAACGCCCTTGAATTGAGAGCCAAGAGTATAGTAAAAAGAAGAGATGCTATACTTGACTTAATGGAAAGATTGAGTTATACTGATTAACATAGTTCCAACAACATCTATGGATATGTGCGGGGCTATAACTATAGTAAACAATAAGAAAGAGACCCTTGTGCAGATACGTCTGCATCGGGGGCTTTTTCATTTTAGGAAGTTATCCACAGAATATGTTGTGCGGAGTTTGTGTTTATGGTAGTGTTTCTACATGGGGAATAGTGAACAATTTAATAATTTTATTGCGTGCAAAGGTATTCTCATTGTGTCTTCGGACACCAAGTTTTCACTAACTTGCCCAGTGGGAATACCTTTTTACGTCGTAAAGTCATGGCAAACATACAAGTAGAAAATGGCTACACTCGAATTGCGAATGAAATACTGGAACATCTAGTCAAGACACCTTTACTAGGAGCAGAGTTTCAAGTTTTATTATTCATAATTAGAAAAACCTATGGCTGGGGAAAAACTCAAGATCAAATATCCTTTACCCAATTTGAAAAAGGCACAGGTATTTCAAGGCAGACTATTAACAAAACTCTTCAAAATTTAGTAGCAAAAGGTATGATAGTAAAGATATATTTACCAGCAGGCAATATCGGATATACCTTTATAAAAGACCACGAAAAGTGGGTAGTAAATACGTCTTTACTAGTAAAGGGTAAGTGGGTTACTAGTAAAGACGTATTGACCAAAACTAGTAAAGACGTATTGACACACAAAAGAAAGAAAGAAACTAATACAAAAGAAATTGCGGAGACAAGCTCCGCAGAGGTAGTTTCCATTATAAAGGAGTTTGAGAATATCAATCCTGCTATAAAGAGGATGTATGGAAATACCACCCAACGTAAAGCGTGCCAGGACCTAATTGATACTTATGGGCTTGAAAGAGTATTGAGTGTGGTAGGAAAGACTCTACCTAAGACCAATAAAATGACCGCCCAATTTTTTCCTAACATTAGTACCCCTTTACAACTTTACGACAAATGGCAAAAACTTGAGGACGCAATTATAGCTTTTAAGTCGAAAAAATTAACCACTAATAAAATAGCATTTCAATGAAAATAAAAATAACAACAGGGTTTAGAGAAAATCAATATAGAATTATAGACGCAGAAGAAGCACATAAGGCATATTATTTGTTCATGCATCCAGAAGAAAGAGGTATTTTTAGTAATGGTGTAGCACTTCAAGGTAAAAATATCCAGCAAATAGAACCAGCATATAATGAAACAATGGGCTGGAATCCCACCCACGATTTAGACGATGATGATTGGAATGAAATCAGGGCCAAGGGTATTGATAGAAAATTAAGAGATTTACTTTCGGAGGCAAAAAAAACGGCAGACTTGATAGAAAAAAATCCGCAGATGCTAACTAAAACACTTTCAGAAGCAAAACAATTGTTACTAGAGTAAATTTTTAGATACAAAATAATGAAGGAGTTTACCCCCATTAAGTAACTAGAAGTATACTTGACTTTAACTAGTAATCTGCTATACTTTTGTATATGGACTATGGGGCTTTAAAAAGAGAGTTAAGAGAAATGACTCAAAAGGAGATTATGACTCGAAAAAATAGAGAAGTCCTAGAAAGGGAAATTTTCATAAAGTTAAAAAAAGAAAGTGAAAAGTGTGAGAAATGTTGGCGGACTGATAACCTTAATTTAGACCATATCGTTCCGAAAGATATTTTAAAAATGTTTGGGATGGATGTTGAGAGAGAAATTTTAGATGGAAATTACCGAATAATGTGCAGACCTTGTAATTCATTTAAAGGAAACAAATTAGACTTCGCAGACAAAAGAACGAAAGATTTATTATTACAACTTGTACAGAAAATATGAAACAACCACTAATCGTGCGCGCTTACAGAATTAGAAAAGAACAAGCGGTCGCCCTGAAACTCAAAGCGAAGAAAGAAAAAAGAGGAGAAGGAGAAATCTTACGAGAAGCTCTTGATGTGGCGGTAGGAGAGTATTTGACATTGCCGAAAATCTAAGGCGTATTACGAAAGATGTTAATAACTTTCTTGACTTCGTAATACAATCGTATATACTAATAATAAGAGAAGTTTGAGGACATTTAGGCCACGGCGTGAATCATCCTCAATAACTTCTCCCAGATAGCGAAACACCCTAAGGGTAAATAACTATCGCAGGATTAGTAACTAACATCCCCATCCTGCCGTTTCTAACAAGGTTACGGCGGGGCAAGGATAAAAACAATATGGACGAAAATAATAGTTACGAAACACAAAAGGAGCAGGATTACGAGTTTACGGAAAAGGAACACAACGCAGGCTTTCACGATAAAGTTCAAGAAGGATGTTACGAGTGCCACAAAGAGAACAGGCTTATGAAAGCACACAAGGTCGTAAATAGTCCAATAGATAGTTTGGCGGCGATTACAGGAATTAAGTTATCCGATATGCTTGGAAAATGACCACTAAACACTTCTTACTGATCTTACTTACAGTCTATATCGTCTTTCTAGGATTATTAGTATTATTTATTAAACAATGACTAAAAACAAAATAATTATAAATTCAGTGTTTGGTTCAGTAATTTGGGAATCTGAAAAGGAAACCCTAAAGGAAGCAGTAGTAGAAAAGAATCAGCGCGATGCTGACCTCCGCGGTGCTAACCTCCGCGGTGCTAACCTCCGCGATGCTAACCTCTACGGTGCTGACCTCCGCGGTGCTAACCTCTACGGTGCTAACCTCCGCGGTGCTAACCTCCGCGGTGCTAACCTCTACGGTGCTGACCTCCGCGGTGCTAACCTCTACGGTGCTGACCTCCGCGGTGCTGACCTCCGCGGTGCTAACCTCTACGGTGCTGACCTCCGCGGTGCTAACCTCTACGGTGCTGACCTCCGCGGTGCTAACCTCTGGCAACTTCCGCAGGACTATATCAATCAGTGTTCAAGAGATATTCTTTCAATATTTAACTATCTTAAAAAGGAAGTCAGTTTTTTGAAAGATATGTTGGTCAAAGGGAAAGTAGACGGCACGCAGTATGAGGGTGAATGTGCTTGCCTCATCGGTACTCTGGCTAATGGCGATGGAGGGGTGGCTAAAGTGTGTGAGACGATCCCATTCTACGAAAAAGGTACGCATAATTTTGGAGAAATGTTTTTCTTGAACATTAAAAAAGGCGATACTCCAGAGAACAATCAATTTTCCGCCCATGTCCTAAAGCTGATTGAAATGTTTGAAGAACAGAAATTTTACACTATTACTTACGAACCAACCAAAGAGGAATTAGAAAAGTGGGAAGCTGAATGGAAAACAAAATGAGAAAACAATTTAGCGACTTTAAAGTTAAACAAAACGCTTACTATCGCTTAGAAGATAGAATGTAATGACAAAACGTAAAGATATTTTAAATTTAATTCCTAAAGGAGGTCGAATGGGAATTTATGGAAAAGAACGAAGTGCTAAAATATGGGTTTCTAGGAGAAAAAATAATAAACCTCACCAATTTTTAGGGAAACATCATACAGAAGAAACTAAAAAGAAAATGAGTGAAGCTCGTTTAAGAAATGCAAAGAAATATGTGTTAGGTAGCAGAAAAATGAGTGAAGAACAAAAAAAGAAACTTAGAGATTTTTGGAAAGTAAATAGAGAAAAACATCCGAATTGGAAAGGGGGAGTGTCTGCGATACAATCAAGGTTCAGACTTTCTTACGAATATTACTTATGGAAAGTGGCTGTAAAAAAGAGAGATAACTACACTTGTGTTTGGTGTGGTTCAAAAGAAAGACCAGAAGCTGACCATATAAAATCATTCGCATTATTCCCCGAACTTCGTTTTGCGATAGATAATGGTCGAACACTCTGTCGAAATTGCCATAAAACTACAGATACTTACGGAGCAAAAAGTATAAAACATAAAAAAAATGAAAAAATTGTATAAAAAATATCTTAACTTAGAGACATATTTACTACCTTACAGGAAAGAAATTATTGGGGTCTACTTACTCATCTTAGCTTTCGCTGGACTGTTATGAACCAACCACTAAGCGAGCCATTAAATAAGTACCTGATCAAATTAGTAAATAAAGAGGCGAACGAGGAATGGAGTAAACAAGAAAGTCCGACCTTACCCCCTTATGAGAAAACAAAAGTGAAACCATTATCAGCCGGAGTTTATAATTTAGTGAGACAAATATTACCATGAAAACAATAAACATCAAAGGAAAAGAATATGTGCCAGTAGTAGAAAGAGTAAAGGAGTTTCATAAATTACACCCTGAAGGAGAAATTGAGACGCATGTTTTAAGTATGGGTGAAGATATAATCTCTGAAGATGGAAAGCAAATTTTTAAAAGTGATAAAAGAGTAATAGTAAAAGCGGTTATTAAGTTTAAAGTTGAAGATAAAATATCTGGCGTGACCTCAACTTTAGGAACTAGCAGATGGGCTACTTTTACAGGTCACTCCCAGGCCGTGTTCGGAGAAGGGCACATGGGAGATGTTGCTTTAGAGGTGGCAGAAACTTCCGCAATAGGACGTGCTCTCGGTTTCGCCAACATCGGCTTGATAGATGGCATTGCCTCTGCTGATGAGATGAGAAAAGTTAGTGGTCGAAAAAGTTACGATGCTCAAAATGCTAAAGACAAGGAAGATGGT